CATATCTTCCAAAGAAGTGATAGAAGGATCAGCATTCTTGTCAAAGTTTCTCCAGATCTCAGTTACAGGTACAGTGCCATCAGCTTTCATACCACCCTTGATCATCATATCAGCACGAGAAGAGATGCTATAGTGTACGTGAGCTTCTGCACCACCTACGTAGTTGTAGAACTCACGGAAACCAGCACCAAACTCACCGATATCAGAGAAACGCTCACCATACTCACCACGAGCAGAACCTTTACGGAACAACTTGGTTCCAGCCTGCAAGTAAGTGTCAGCATCCAAAGCAGCAGAGTTGTTGTTGTTTACCAAACGAACAGTGTAAACAAAACCGTCAGCTACGGGCAGAATGTCTTCTGCAGTGATGTACATTTCAATACCGTTGTACTTGTCGTAAGTGATGATATCACCATGACCAAAAGCACGCTTGTTCAATTTGATAGTAAAGGGTACGCCATCAGCACCAAGTTGACCAGACTGAGACTCAAGAATGTAGGGAAGATCCTGAGCTACAGGAACTTGCCACTTGTACTCACCACGAGCGTTGTCTACCATGATGGTGTTTTTACCACCAAAAGAAGCCATTTGGTAAAGGGGCATTTCAACTTTTTGAGCCATAGCCCAAAGATCTACAGGTCCCATGTCCATGGGCTCTGAATTACCCAGCATGTTAGCCAGGTGGTAGGAATCAACATGAGAGCTAGCCTTGTAGCTAGTGTCTCTCAGGAAGATACCGTTGTTTAAAACAGGTGTTGCCATTTTAGTTATTGATTAAAGGATTGATTAAAAACGTTTAAATATGTTAGTGGGTCTACTAATTTTTCTTGATGGTTTGCTTTCTTTTTCTTCAGGTACAGAAGAACTTGATCGTTTAGACTGCTCCGTTTTGAGCTGACGTACAGTACTCTCAACAGCTTGAGTCTTACCAACTTCCATGATCTTTGTTCTGTATCCATCGGGATCTGAAAGCAACCAGAGAGCTTCAGAAATAAGAGAGTAGTTAGGTTCTACAAACTGATATTTCTCAAGCAGATGACCAAGAAGATTCGTGTTCTTGCCAGAAATGGACGGATAGTTTGGTTGTACTAGACCTGCATAAAGCTGGGACTGTGTCTTCTTATCTAACTTCACCCCGTTGAGTTCTCCAATTTTCAAAGCATTATATACATTCTCCATGTATTGCTCTGATGCTTTCTGCTGCTGTTGTTGCATTTGCTCTTGCTGTGCAAGTCTTTGAGCAATTACTTCTTCTTGCATGCGATCCAGCTTTGGTTTGAACTTCATGGCTTGTTGTTCAAGTCTACCCAAATCTTTCCAGTTCTCAATTTCTTCAGCAATATCAGAATCATTACCAAAGCCAGTAGCGACTAGGTATTCACGCACAATGCGCTCCTGATCATTCTCATTACGAGGATCTAAATCATGATACTCTTCTACGACAGATAGTGCTCTAAATAGACCTTTAAGATCTGATCCACCATTCATCACATACTGAGCAGCATATTGTAGCTCCTCTGGTAAATTTTCAAAGAACTGCTTTGGAGTTTCTTCTCTGACTTTATTTTCTACTTCTTTGAGGTTAGCCTCAATAAGTTCTTTCCAGTCAGCTGCTGAATACTCCTCAAAAGGTTTCTCATCATCAAAAGGAATTAGCAATTCCTCATCGATAAGTTTTGAGAATACGTCACTAACAGACTGTGAATCTTTGCGTGGTCTACCTGCCTTCTTTTTAGGCTCATCAACCTCTTCAGACTCTTCACCATCTAGTTCTGAAACCAGATCGTCTACAGAAGCGCTAGTGTCTTCTTCTCTATTTTCTTCTGATTCAGATGATCTTTCCGTCGAATCATCAGAATCTAAAAAATTCATGTCCACTGCAGCGTTAGAAAACACTGAGGGTTTTTTGTCCTGTTCGGGAAGTGTAACACTGTCGGCTCCAGGTGCTCCTGCAAATAGCTCATCAATGTCAATTTCTACTTCACTAACAGTTGTTTGTTGGTTATTATCGCTCATGTTGTTGGTTTTTGAGTGTTATCTCATTATTAATATACAACTCTCATTACAAATAAACTTTTAAAATTTGTTTATCCGTACATATAGGGTAAAGTTTTTCTGAGAATATAGCTATAGCAGAATTACTTCTTTTTCTTGTCATCCTGAGAAGGTTTATCAAATCTATTCTTATTCTCCTTAGCTACCTGTAATTGCTTGTCTGCAACTTCTCTTTGAGTAGCTAAACGCTCTCTTTCTATACCAAGTCTTTCAGTATCCATAGCACGCTTATTAGCGTTTTCTTCTCTACGAACATTCATTTGTTCTTGATATCTATCTTCCTGACGCATTTTTGCCATGTAGTCTTGGTAATCTGACTGCATGTTTTGGTTGATGTCTTGCATAGATCCATATCCTGCAGCTCTAATTTCAGCTACAGTAATATCTTTTTGACGATCCTTATCAGCTTCTTCCTGCTCAAACTGCATCTTCATCATAGCTTCTTGTTGACGAGCTTGGATTTCTTGCTCCTTCATCTGTTGCATTTGTTGCATCTCTTGCTCTTTCATTTGACGCTGCTTGTCTTCAGAAGACTTAAGAACACTAGTAACCTCAGCAATGCTCTCAGCTTTGATGATATTACCAAGATCAAAGATGCTAGCACCAGCTGTATTATTGGTCATAGCAAGCTGCTTAAGCTGCTCCAGAGTCTGACGATGATTAGTCTTAGTAGTACAGAAAATATTAATGTCTCTCATCAAGAGATCTGTACCATTCATCTGAAAGTTAATCTTCTCATCAATAGTGCTCATGTACTGAAGACGTACTGAAGGCTTAGTACTATGGTAGTACTGTGCAAGGTCTGTACGCATCTGATGTACACGTGGCATCAAGTGATCAGAGTGTTGAACAAAGTACATTTCTGTTTGAGCATAAGAATTAGTGATTGCCATACGCAATCCTGTTGCAGTAGGTTGTTCAACAGCTTCTCCAAGTCTCTGAGGAGTAATACCAATTGTCTCAAAAGCTTGGCTCTTAAAGTAATTAGCAAGCTGAATACGAGACATAAGACGATTAGTCTGCTCAAGATTCAGTGTCTGATAATGCTGGAAGTTAAGAGCATTCTCAGTATTAGTGATAGAAGTATCCAGAGGTAACATCTGGAAGTTCTTCATTGCCACATACGCTTTAGCGAGATTATTCTTACCCCAGTCTTCTCCAAGAGAGTGACGAGGTAGAGAGTTTTGGTCAAGCATAATAACTGTACCTAACTCATCCACAAGAATATCAGCAATCTGGTTGTTTACAATGTTGTATCCAATCTGGTAAGGCTTCATCAAGTCTACCAGTGAAGTAGATCTGGTGTTACGATCAGAGAATACAGAACCCTCTACTGGAAGTTTGCAACCATACAAAGAATCATTGCCCTTGAACTGGAACATAAGTCTACCAGGTTTGGGCTGATTGATACCAACGTAAAGAGGATTTAACCCATCAGGGTTAGTCATACCCCAGTAAGAAGGATAGTTAGGTCCAATTTTAACACCACCCCATACTTCATTGATCCAAATCCAATCAATGTGGTCACCAAACACAAGAGTTTCTTTGCTCTTCTGTTTGATAAGAGTATTGTTGTACAAAGGCTTATTCATAACCTTGTACGTCTCGTCTACAATCTCTTGAGTAATGTTACCATTCTCATCAATTCTGTATAGGTGTCCAACTCTGCGTTGTGACTTCCAGTATACCGTACTAACTCTAAGCATAAGAGTAGTACCAAAATCAAAGAAGTCTTCTGAGTCTCCTAATATCCAGTTTACAACATCGCCATTATAACCAGCATAAGCATCTCTAGTTGCAATGAATTGGCGGTAGCCCAAAGAAGGCATGTTTGTATTCCATTCATGAGATTTTGTAGCATCATAATAACTTCCATCATTTTGGTATCCACCAACAGCATAACCTGCAGATCTAATAGGATAGATAGCTTCCAAAGCTTTATGCTGGTCTTCATCTAATAGATAACCGTACTTGTCAATAACGTCTGATATTGTCATCATATCACACTTGCCAACCCAGTTACTATCAGAAATGTATCTAATGTCTGGAGACTTGTGATAGAACGTTAGAATGGGATTCCACAGTTCAACATCATAATCATCTTCGTTCATCTTAAAGTGCCAGAACTCACGGTCAGTAATAAGCATATCACGGAACGCACGCTCTTCAAGCTCTTGCATCTTAAAGCGCTCTTCGTCTACACGCATCTGATGCTCAGCCCATTCTTCAATAAGTGAACGATAATCCTTTCTAAAGAAATCTTCAATCTCAGGAAGTGACTTGATGTTCTGAGGCGCAAGTGCTTTTTGAAAATCTTCACCTTCAGGATCAACTCCCATCTGGATAAGTTTCTGAGCAAGCTTCTGTTCTGCCTGCTTCACAATAGTTTCTTCCAACATAGCCCGCTTTTTCTCAAGCATCTCTATGTATGAAGTATCATCAACTGCTCTAAACTGAACCTTACTGCTACGTTTTGCAAACTCAGCAACAAGAAGATTAATAACGTTTGGAATAATTGGATAGAACTTAATCTCTAGGGCGGATTCATCTTCTTTTGTAAGAATGTCCACAAGATCAACGTACTCATTATCTTCTTCGATAATGTAGTCGGTCTTGTCAATAATGCCTTTAGCTAGTTTATAGTTCTTAAGAAGTCTTCTAGAATTACGACGAAGTTGCTTAACACCTTGGGTTTCAATCCAGTCGATATTCCAAGCTGCCCATTCATCATCCTTATCTTTCTTGGGTAAAAACTGAACAGGCTGGGTAAGAGTACCCATTTTATTGTACTCTGCTTTAGCACCGTTCTTAAGCTGCATTGCGTTAAATACTTGCATCTCAGTAAGTTGTTGTGGTTGACTCAACAGAGTAGGTTACTGTTTCGTTTATTTCGTTTACGCCCAAATAGACATAGTTTGTAGGAAGACCCCAGGTATTGTTTTGATAGTAATACATCACTTTAGATTTTTGAATCCTGTTCTTTTAATACGATCATTATTGCCAACGCCATTACCTCCCATATGTCTAAACGGGTTCAATCTTAATTTATACAAATTATCCGATTTTTCCAAGGATTGGGTTGTATTCTCTTGTCTTTTAGAGTATCCTCTATTAGACTGTTGGACCTTTGCAAAAGCTATTAAAGCTGAGAATGCAACTAACCGGTCAACGTTAAGACCGGGAAAGTATGAGGTCATTTCTTTAAGCAACATTATATCTGGTATTCTTTCGATACCATATGTGGTTTTAACTATTGTTCCGTCGCTTTTAGTTTCTATATCTAGTTCTTCTCTTAAGAACTCAATGGCATATGAAATAAGGTGACTCTTAAACAGTGTTCCAGTATTTTTCCAACCATATTCTTGGAATACATTTCTGTTAGATCCAAGATCTTTTAAGAAAAGGATTTGCTGCTTTGGTACGAGATACTTCTGCTTCTTTTTAGCAATCATGTGTTGTATAAATAGAGAAACGTTATTCTCCACAACAGTCCATGCGTTGTACCACTCAATGATGTTCTCTAACATCTCGTGTGTTTTATTGATATCATCGTATCTACCACACCAAGATGCTACAATCTTGTCTCTTTCAATAAAGCTCTCTACGCCATTATCTGTAGTCCTTGTGACCTCCACTGGGCTTTTGTATACAAAAATGCTACAGAGAGAGTCTGAGGTGGTTGTTTTACCCTCAGATACGGGGTCAACAGATGCGTAATATGTACCAAACTCTGTTTTCTCCTGAGGTCTTTCCCAAACACAAAGTACTCCACGCTTATCTTCAGTCTTCTTAGATATTGGAAATTCAGTAATGGGTAGACGTCTACTTGGTGTAGCTACAATCTTACCTTCTATGTTTCTTTCCAACTCTATAAACTCTTGAAAGTATTCCTTCTCTTCAATTCTTTTAATCTGAGCGCTAATGAGATTAAGCGGAAATATAGACTGCTTTCTGTAAGCAAATGCTTCTGCAATATTTGTAGGCTTCTGAGATATACGAAGCTGGTATTGTTCTGGAGGAAGTTCTTTCTTCCATCTTATTCTCTCTTCAAGAATAGCTTCTAAAGCTTCTTCTACTTTTGAGTTACCCCAAGCATCAATAAACGGTGGCATGGACCACTGCTCTGGTATAAATAATCCAGATCTTCCTATTGTACCATCAGCATCAAGAAGATCAGTTTCAACAGAATAAATATCATTTATGTCAGGGTTCATGATCATCTGCTTCAATGGATCACACTGATCCAAATCACCGACAGATCCAGCTGCTATAAACATACCAGTAGTCATCATACCTGATTGCATGGCAGGTCTAATATACTCGTATGTCTTGTCCATCTTGGGTGCAATACCAGCCTCTTCATGAAAGAAGTAAGTACATGGACCACCTACACCAGTTGTTGCGTCTTTTTCAAAAGACATGCCTTGGATCTTAGAGTTAAGACCTCTTGTGGTGTTTCTGTTGTTTACACGCACTTGAATCTTCTGCTCCCAAATAAGAACCTTATCTGGTGAACATGGTCTGTACCAAGCAGTATGCTCATTTAGAAAGTTTCTGTATTCATCAAGAAACTTCCAGCTACCCTTATCGTTAATGTAGTCTTTTAGTGCAGCACCTATCTTTAGAATAGAACCCTCTTCAAACCAAAACTGGTTAAGAAGCTTGGCCATATGAAAGTAAGAAGATGCTATCTGACGTTTCTTAAGAATAGCAACGTGTTTACTAGATAGTTCCGCAAGCAGCTCATAAAGAGCCATGTGATATTGAGCATCACGAACTTTAGCAAAACCATACTTCCTTTCTTCTTTATCAAAGATTGGCAGGAAGTTCAACCACATGTAGTAATCTCTAGTAAGGTAAAAGGAATTACCATTAGGACTATGGTATATAACACCACTCCTGCAACGTTTCTTCTGCTCTTCCCAGTAGTTTATAAAGTCCTTTGACTTAAAGGGTGCTATACAGTATA